TGCCGCATCTCGAGAAAGTGATCCTTTCGCGAGATTAAATATGCTTTCCATACCTTCGCTGATACCAGATTTCAATGACTGACTGATACTTTGTCCGGAATTAAGTCCAGCAAGAGCAGTCATTCCGCCTGCTCCAAGATTCGAACTGTTATAGTTTACTGCATCGTTGTACTGTAAAGTTGGTGGAAAATATAATTGTATTGCTGGTCTTGTTAGATCACGATAAGCACGTAGATCAGTTTTCTTACTTCCCATCTCACTCTGGGCATCATTTATTTCTTTATTGATTTGATCTCTATTTGCATCTTTTGCTGCTTTTTCAAACTGGATATTCTGGGTAGAACTTTGATTCAGTCCTGCAGCATTTTCATAAGCATTACCTGTTCTTTCATCATTCACAGATTCACTTGTATTTTTGTTTTCATAATCTGAAATTAAAGGGACGCTGAATACTGATGCGATCGTTTGATCAATTAAACCTGTATCTATTTTATAAGGATGAAATACAATATGAGCGGGATATAAATCTTGTCGATTCATTGGGAACTTTAGAACCTGAGAAACTCCTCTACTTTTATTTTGCTGAGTAGACGTTGTATCTTCTGTATTCATCAGTGTGTCTGATTTTGTGCTTGTCCCTAATTGCTGACCCCTTTTCTCTGCCATCGGATGAGTACTAGCATCGTTTCCTAGAGGTTGTTGCGGTCTAGTTCTTTGGGTGGCACCTATTGGATCATAAGACATTTCTTTTCCCTATAAATAAATAATATTCTACACCTATTTATAAGGAAATTATGGCGTATTCAGGAAGATATAAAGTAAGGGATTTCAAAAAATATGAAGGTGATCCCGATAAAGTTGTTTATCGTTCATCTTGGGAGAAGGCATGCTTTATCTGGTGTGACTCTAATCCCGATATAGTTAAGTGGTCATCCGAAGAAATCGTTGTTCCATATAAGTGGGATATCGATAAAAAGATGCACAGATATTTCGTAGACTTGAAAGTTACTTTTAAAAACAAAAAGACATTATTGATTGAGATCAAACCAGATAAAGAAACGTCACCGCCGAAACGTCCCGATAAGACTAAGAGGTATATCAACGAGGCGATGACCTATGTTAAGAATATGAATAAATGGGAAGCAGCAAATAACTTTGCCAAGGACAGAGGATGGGAGTTTCAGATATGGACTGAAGATACTTTACATTCTATGGGCATTATGAAAAAATTAAAAGGTCTAAAACCTTTGAAACCGTACCGTAAAAAGTCAAAGAAAAAGGTATAAATAGTGTCATGGCAAGTTTATTTCAAAAGTTAGAACTAGAAGCATTTCGTGCTGGTATCAACCCACGAACTGAAGAATCACGAAACTGGTTTCGCGCGAAAGCACAGCGACTGACTAAGGTTAATCGTATGGGTCTTATGAACAGTGAAGAAGTGAAACTGGTCAATAAGTCTCAAGGATTAATCGGTTCTATGAATATGTTTTTCTATGATCCGAAACACAAAGACACTCTACCGTTCTATGATAGATTCCCTTTAACGATTATATCTGGACCTGCTGAGGGTGGATTTTATGGTATGAACTTACACTATCTTCCTCCTGTACTGAGAGCAAAGTTCTTGGGTGCTTTGATGGAAGTAACAAACAACGATAAGTTTGATGATACAACAAAGTTCAAAGCAAGATACGAGATGATCAATAAAATAAAAACTTTGAGATATTACAAACCTTGCTATAAACATTATCTGTTTGCTCATATAAAGTCTAGACTCGCTAGAGTACCTGCACCAGAATGGGAAGTCGCGACATTCTTACCAACAGCGAGTTGGGAAAAAGGAAGCGCATCAGACGTTTACAAAGTATCAAGAGGCATGATCTAATGGCAACAGTTGACGAAATTAAATCCTTAATATCAACCAAACTAGGAACGGCGAAACCAAACCAGTTCATGGTTGAACTTCCTATTGACTTTCGCGGAAGTGGTGGTATCCTGAGTCAGATAAGCAGATTCTTGAATGGTAACGAACTGAACCTTTTGTGCCAATCAGTTGGCGTTCCAGCGAAAACAGTATTGACTATGGATCAAAAGATGGGCGTACATATGCGCAAAGTTGCCTACGGATACTCCGGAGCAGGGTCTATAAATATGACGTTCCTCATGCTTAATGATTATGGCGTTAGGAAATACTTTGACACTTGGTATAAGGCGACAGTTTCACAGGATGATGGAAAAGCATTATATCAAAATAGTTATGCAAGGCAAGTAAAGATACATCAGTTGAGAAAACCTATTACCAATAAAAAGTTTGGTCTTGGTCCAATCGACTTAAATGTGAATATCGGTGAAGGAACAGTCTACACTGCTCTTTTAGAAGAATGTTTCCCTACCAATATTTCACAAACAGAATTTACAAATGACCCAGACGGCACGATGCAGTTGACGGTTGAAATGACATACACGAAATGGTCACCTGTTTCAGATAATCAGGGACTATTCTCACTTGATACTAGTTTGGGGTCTCTCTCAAACTTTTTACGATAAAAGGAAAATTAAATAATGGCACTGCCACGTTTGAATGAAACTATTTGGTATGATCTTAAATTACCTTCCTCTGGTGATGTTATTCATTACCGTCCTTTCTTAGTTAAGGAACAAAAGATTCTCCTATTAGCAGGTGAATCAAATCAACCGAAACAAGTTATACGAGCGATCAGCGATACTATCAAGTCTTGCGTTCAAGAAGATATAGACGTTAGTTCTCTTGCATCTTTTGATGTAGATTATATCTTTACACGTATCAGAGCGAAATCAGTCGGTGAAACATCTGAACTCGTTATGAGTTGTACAATGTGTAAACATGAGAATGATGTAAAAGTAAATATTATGGAAACGAAAGTTGTCGGTGACATACGTGCTCAAACTATCCAACTCACACCTGAGTTATCGTTAGAAATGCATTATCCTACCTATGCTAATTTGATGAATAACACCGCTGTATTCGACGAAGAAGGTCCAAGAACTAGCGAGAGTGGTGTTGCTTTAATTCAGTCATGTATGAGTGCAATTATAACAGAAGATGAAAGAATTGATTTAAAAACAGAATCTCAACAAGAAATCAGTGCTTTTATGGATTCATTGAATTCAGAGCAGTTTGAAAAGATAGCAAAATTTATTGGTGATATACCCAAACTCAGTTACGATATGAAGTACAGTTGCGAAGAGTGCGGTCATGAGAACGAAATGGTTATGGAGGGTATGGACAATTTTTTCTAGTATGCCTCTCGCATGAATCTTTAGAAAATTATTATAGAACGAACTTTTCACTGTTACAACATTATAATTATTCTTTAGACGAACTAGAAACTATGATACCGTGGGAGAGGGAAATTTATCTCGCAATGTTAGTCCAATATCTGAAAGAACAAAAAGAAAAGCAACAGCAGGAACAAACTGCACAAGGATAATAAGATGGCAGAAGCAACATTAGGAACCGTCAGTCAACAACTCAGTTCACAGTTGAAAGTGGACGAGCAAGTATCACGTGGTGTAGTTGGTTTGCGTGATGACTTTCAAAAGATGTTTGGTATTCAAGATAAATTGATGCGCCAGATGGCAGAGAATGCTAGAGAAGGTGCTGCGAAACCTGCTGACGGTCCACAATCCGCAACCAAAGATGATGGTAAAGGTGTCAATCCATACCTTGCCGCAGTAGTTACTGCTGTAGTTGCTTTCGCTACTGCTATCAAAGATTATTTCTCGAAGATGGGAAAATTATTAAAAACTATATTCAAACCTATCACCGCTGCTATCCGTTTTGTTTTTCGTAACATAGCAAGGGCATTTAGAACTCTTTTCAAAGTTACTGGGATAACGGATAAGATCGCTGATATCAGCAAAAGTATTAAAGGTGTGATGACAGGTATCGGAACCGCAATACGAAATCTGCTACCGAGTACAGATGCAATAACAGATACATTCAAAGTATTTAAGGGATACTTCGGAAGAGTCAAGAACTTTTTCTCAGTAGGTGGGGATGATGCTTTAAAGTTTCTCACAGAAAATAGTATCTTTAGAGTCCTAAAGAACGGATTCAACGCAATTAAAAATTTACTATTCGGATCATTTGATGGCGACGATATTAAAATGGTAAAGAATTTTCTTGGCGGTCTCGGATCACGAGTGTCGGGATTCTTCCGACCACTTACTGAGTTTTTCGGAGCAGAAGGACCTCTTGGTAAAATGCTGGCGCGTATAAAGAATGTATTTTCATTCGCTTCAGAAGGAAGTGGTATGATGAAAATGTTCGCTGGCGTTGGTAAAGTCATTGGTAAATTAGCATGGCCAATCACCGTAATCATGGCAATCATTGATGGTATCACTGGAGCATTTGCAGGGTTTGTAAATACTGAAGGCGGGATATTAAAGAAATTATTGGGGGGGTTATTGGGCGGTATGTCTGGCATAATGGAAGGTATCGTTGGTATGCCACTTGATCTTCTAAAGAGTGCTGTATCATATATTGCTGGCATGTTTGGATTTGAGGATGTACAAAAGGCATTAGATAGTTTTAGTTTCGTTGATCTAATTAGAGACGTATATATGTCACCAATCGTAATGATGAAACGTGCCTTTAATGGATTGATAGAACTTATTGCGAAAGCAGTGGAATCAGTTGATATTCCTTTCGTAGATGAAAAGGAAATGGCGAACAAACTTAGAGGATTCAAATTTGAAACTACTGGCGAGTCACGAACAGAACAAGTTGCTCGCCAAAAAGGTGAAGCAGTAAAAGCGAAAGATCTAGAAGATAAACAAAATG